CCGCCCTCTAACTTAAGACTCATTTCTCCTAACTCAAGGGAATTCGTCAGTTATTTGGATAGCTGTACTTCACGCGACGTACAGAATCCATTGATAAGTCATTCTGGTCAAATCAACCTAAATGGCTTTAAGTCTTTGCCCCATGCTACAATCGTGCATTGAGGTTAGACGCAGAAAAGGATGAACTACGAACTACATAGATCATAGATATCCTAAGATAGACACGTGGATGTGCGACACCGCCATCAATCAATGTCTAATAGTCGAGGCTTACCGGACTGGAAACCTTCGCTACAGTGCCTGATAAACTCCCTAAAGAGAGTATCAAGCTCATATAACAGGCTCTACTTGTTATTCGCAAATAGACGCCTGACGTAACCCTGACTGGTCTCTCGACCAAAGCGGGGATTACAATGCACACAACCAGTTGTAAAGGGGAGACCCGTGCAACCGGTGGTACGACTGAGGCTATCCGCAAGGAGTACCAACAGTCGAAGTAGTCTAGCACATGGATTAACATCCGGTGTACTGAGACTTTACAAATCGTCGAAAAATTAGCTATGAAAATGCTTCGTACGGCGACAGAATCTTCTGGCCTGCTGTCGAACAGATCCTAGAAGAAGAAAGCAAGGTCTGGCACTCGACTAATCATGTCGACCTTGCAACGGTTGATGAGCCAGGGAAGTCCCGACTTATCTCCAAAGGTGAGGCCTAGCGGAAAGTATTTCTCGATACGGTCTCTAAACTTGCAAGTGTACCTCTGGGAAGAGGGTTTGCGAGTAGTACTCATGGAATGACCCAGTCCAACCAAGGATGGGAATTCTTTGAATCATTATTCAGTGAGCGATTCGCTGATATAATGTTTAAACGGAAGAAGAAGCCGAAATGGCGACGTTCTTTCGAAGACAATACGAGATGGACTAAAACCGGCTCCTATTGTAAGCGCTATGTCGGATCTAGCGATTACGACACGGCGTCAGACTGGCTTAAGCACGAACCAGCGGGCTTATGCGCAGATTTCTGGCTTTGGCAAATGGGCTTTGGTCAGAAATTCAGAAGGCTGATACACAAAATGTTGTTCAGACCTTGTAAAGTCTTCTTTACGGCCGCGGGACCGTTTAAAGACGTAGGCAATTTCCATGAATGGCGACAGACAGGGAAAGGTAGACAGACAAAACGGATTATGGTCCGGTATGTCTGGTTGCTCAGGGGTGTTCTTATGGGGAACCCTCTGACTAAGGTAATACTGCATCTCATTAACATGGTTGCACGTATTTTAGGGTGTAACATCGAAGACTCGTTGTTTACATCTAAATGCTTCCTGAACGGTGCGAACTACTCAGGAAGGGTGACCGAGTTGAGGAACTAATTCCTTAAACCGGGAGGGCTTGATTAGGAGTCTAGCGACTCTTCCTCAAGTGATTCTAATGACTCTTATGGGGGCCATTAGAAGAGTTGAAGAACTATCGTTACCGCGAGGTGCTGTAGTTCTTGAGGTTTCATCAAGATTGCTCCTGATGGAATCTACATCATATACAAAGCGGAACGGGTGGGAGA